TGTTTTTGGGACTGCCAAACATTTATGATTTCTGTAGTAAAATGTAGTTGACTTATCCCTCCTTTTTGTGATACCCTAATTACAAATATTCCTTGCTAACAACATGGCTCCGTTGTCTACATAACATCTGTTCGGTATGGTTAGAATATACCTAACAATTTGTTATTTTGCAAGGAACATTTAGTAACAAAAAGTTACCACAAGGTAACAAAGGAGGATTACTATGTTCTACCAAAATTTCATCCGTCTGTGCGAGGAACAGGGCGTTTCCCGTGGGGCTGTCTGCCAAGCTGTTGGACTGTCTGACAATGCGTGGAGAAGATGGTCAAATGGAAGTACTCCTAACGGAAAGTCAATAAGGGCTATTGCTGACTTTTTCGGCGTTGAACCGAAAGTCATGCTGAGTGATACCCCGGAGGATGAGATTGCCGTCCGGCAGGAGATGTTTGACAACGTAGATATGCGTGTCTTGTTTGATGCGGCCCGTGGGATCCCCCGGTCTAAGCTCTACGAAACCATAGCGATGCTGAACAAGTACAAGGAGGAGAACAATATTGACCCTTGAAAATGCGGACTATTGTGTGCGTTTGGTTGACCTACCCATCGGTGTTCACGGATGTGTTTCAAAGGACGCAGACGGGTATTTCTCCGTCTACATCAACGCAAATGACAGCTATGACCGACAGCGTAAGGCTGCGGATCACGAAATAAAAAAGCACATCGCCAATGATGATTTCACCAAGGACGATGTGCGTGAGATTGAGGACTTATGAGGGTTGCATTATATTCCCGTGTCAGTACACAGGAACAGGCAGAGCATGGCCTGTCTATAGATGCGCAGATTGCCGTGCTGGATGAGTGGTCAAAGGAGAACAACCATATCGTAGTTGACCATTACACCGACCTTGGCATCAGCGCACGGTCACCGGCATCCAAACGCCCGGAACTCCAACGTATGCTCCGGGATGTGGAGGACGGGAAGATAGATCTGATAATCTTTGCTAAATTGGACAGATTCTTCCGAAATGTAAAGGAATATTATAAGGTAGAGGATGTTTTGGAAAGATGCGGGGTCGCATGGAAAGCGATCAGCGAGGACTATGAAACGCAGACAGCATCCGGTCGGTTCAAGGTCAACCTCATGTTAGCTGTTGCCCAGGATGAGGCAGACCGAACCGGCGAACGAATTAAGGCCGTATTCAAGCGCAAGCGTGAAAAGGGTCTTGCCATATCCGGCTCCGCTCCGTATGGGGTTACTATTAATAATGGTATATACTGTCCCGGCGAGGATGCAGACAAGGCGAGGCAGTTGTTCAATGAATACTTAAATCTCCGCTCAGTATCGCAGTTGGTGAAAACCACAACATTCTCTTATCATGGCCTCCGCAGGATCCTGTCCAACCACCACTATGTTGACGCCGGGGTTGTAGACCAGGACACCTTTGATCGTGTGCAAAGCATCCTGGAGGAACGCTCCCAGCGTCATGTGCGGAGTGACAGGGTTTATCTATTTTCCGGGCTGGTTGTCTGCCCATACTGCGGTCGCAAGCTATCCTCATGCACGGTCAATGGCTACAAGTACTACCGCTGTCAAAAGCACCTGGAGGGCCATTGTGAGGGGAAGTATGTTTCTGAGGGCAAGGTTGAAAAGTACCTACTCCACCGTATCATGCCGTCTGTAGAGGGATACAATCTCCGCATCCAAAAGGAACGTGTCAAGGATGTGGATGTCGGCAAACTCCAAAAGAAACTCGACAAATTGGCAGACCTCTATCTGTCCGACCTTATAACAAAAGAAAAGTACGAAAAAGAATATAAAGCCACGCAGACAGCCATTGTCGAAGCAGAGCGTGAGAAAGCACCAATTGACCCGGAATCAATCAAGCCCGTTTTGGACGCCTACAAAAGCCTTTCTGACGAGGGCAAACGCATCTTTTGGTCACGGGTTGTTCGGACTATCAAGCCCACCGAAAAGGGTTTTGACATTGAGCTGAATTATACATATCGTAATAAAACAAGTGATATCTTACAATATGTACAAACCAACATTTTTCAGAATCAGAGTTGACAGAACATTTTGCGGTGCAAAAGTTGGCAAAATAAGTCAGATAATACTATTAATCAAAACATTTTTTCAATGATTACTCGTTTACACTATTACACTAAAGATTTTGCGCATGGGAGCGTTTCTGAGCCGTGCCATATACTTACATAGGTTTCGCAAAACGCTCCCACAAACGATTCTACGGCCTTACAGGGCATAAAGGAACCCTCCCCGGTTTGAGGAGGGTTTTATATTATTTCTTGGGTTTGTGCGCCTTTTCGTTCAGATGTTTTTCAATTTTGTCGATTGCCTCTGTTACCGGCCCGTCCGCTCCCTGTTCTTTCATGCCTTTAAGACAAGCTAAAATTCCGTAGGTGAGGATAGCTTGCTCGGTCTGAATGTCGGCAATCGCCTCGTCCTGCTCGGACTGTTTTTCCACAAGTTTGATTCCTTTGCTAACGTATTTAAGGAGGGCGGCGATTGCACCAAGGACTGCCGCTGCCGTAATGACTGTCTGCCATGTTACAACCATATCTCTTCTCACCACCCTTACAGAGAATAGGATCTGCTGCTGGTGTACTTCGCCTTGCTACCACCCAGCACCAGGTAGAACAGCTTGGTGCTGTTGGGAACATACCCACCGTCAACGGCGTAACCACCGTAGGTTAAAAAGGAACCGCTGTCGATGATCTCCACATCTCTCTGAACAACCCGCTTGTTGGACTTGTCATATGCCAGCTTGCCACGGGGTACGGACTTGGGTGCATGGTCATGTCCAAAGGCGGCGAAGTCAATCCCATCCACATAGAGTGCGCCGTTGAAGTTTTTGAAGTCTTTCAATTTGTGGACGATGTAGCCCACATACCGGGACTGTTTACCCTCGCCGTGTCCTCCATCGCCAACGCCGATGTCCACAACAGCGAATGTCTGTCGGTATCGGTCTTGAATCCCGGCGTCCTTTGCGCAATCATAGACCGGGAACAGTCCGCAAGTCCGGGTTATCCTGTTGCCCTCATGGTTTCCGGGGACAATGGCTATTGACCTGTCCGCCAGCTCTATTAACTGCTCGGTCAACCATTCTTTCTGCGCTGCCGGGGGAGCAGTCTGTGTGTAAATATCACTCTTGCTCCCCACGATAGCGTTCTCGCAGTAGTCACCAACCCATATAATGTATCGGTTTGGCTTGCTCATCACCAACGCTTTGAATCTGTCCCACTTCTTGCGGTCATGCTGTGCTGATCCGTAGTGTATATCGTGGGCAAAATACAACTCTATCTCATCAAACTCCGGGGGAGTGTTAAATATGATTGGTTTGTATTCTGACAGCAATCAAATAGACCTCACAATCCACAGGATAGAATTAAGGTAGCTCATATCCTTGCCGATGTCGCTTTTGACCATACCGGCGATCCCGTACAGGCGGTTGATGGTGTCCTGCACGGACTGAGGGTCATACCCTTCTTTGCGGAGGGCGGCGTACCTCTGTTCGCCCACGCCGAACTCGTTTTTGAGTGTGCGAAGGACGATCTCCGGTGTTGCCGGTTTTAGGACAGACGGAACCGGCGTTGGCGAAGGTTCCGGGTCTACCTTCCCATGCGTTGCCAGCTTGCGCCAGTCATCCGCAGTTCCAAAAAACTTGTCAAAGTCAAGGGCGTTAGCATAGCCTTTAAGCCGTCCGTTGCCGGTGTACTGTTGCATGATGTACCTATCGAACGGAGCAACGGAACCACGCTGCCACGGGTTCTCAACAAAGCCATTGACAACCGCCATATCAGCATACTGTGCGACCCACAAAGGGAAGCCCTGTTTCGCAATAGCGGAGAAATCTTGACTTTGCACAACAGACAGGGAGCAATACACACCGCACTTTACATTTGTCAAGGCATAGACCGTATCCAGGAACTCCAACAGGTACTTGGTTCCGTGGTTCAGAGCATTCGCCTCATAGTCCACAAAGGGAACTCCAAGGCCGAAATACGAACGAGTGTTGTCTACGAAGTAACGAGCCTCCATCGCACCAGATGCGTGTTGACCGTCATCATCAAGGTAGTGGTAGAATCCCCACGGCTTTCCGTTCTTGTGAAGCCATTGAATCCAAGGGTCTGCGGTGGACTGGACATAGGATACACCACCAGTTGTCTTCACAACCACACCGTCCAACGGATTCTCCCGGAACAGGGTGGCAAGGTCAAGTCCCTTCTGCCATGAGGAGATGTCAATGATGTTCATGTATTCTCGTCAGCGTGATTATAGCTGGCATAGTCCATCGTCTGCCCGGCCTCTGTGAGCAGGACAACGCTGTGGACAGGAACGCTGGAAATCGCCGCAGTCTGGCACTTGCCGTGAAAGATGGAGCTGGCATTGAAGAAATCGTCAGCGGTGTTGACAGGAGGGACAGCCACCGTGCCGTCTGCGAATTTTTGGACTTCGATGATGACATATTTCATTGTTTTCTCTCCTTAACTGGAATAGATGACATGGTAGGCGTAGTCGATGTTTGCGGCAAAGCCGTAAGATGTGCCTGCGATAAGCACTCTCATTTGCGTGTTGGAACAAATCCTAACTGCGTATGTTCCGCTGCTTGAATTACTTGGGTCGGTGTTATAAAGAATAAGTGCTGCGGCGTTGTTGCCATTTGAATAAGACTTGGCGGTTGTATTACTATCTTTGTATCGTGTAAATGCCATCATCTGGTTTGAATTTATATTTGCCGAATAGGTTGGCGCGCTTTGGGCAAAAAGTTTTGACGAAACAAATAAAGCAAGCGCATATCTCTGCACCAAAGCCCCGAAATCAGACGATGTATCTCCGCACCCAGAAACTGGGTGAATAATGATGCCAATAGGATATCCACTTCCGCTATATGGTAGTGCAATGGTCAAGACGCTATTTGCGGTAGTGCCTTTGAATGTTCCAGAGACAATGTTGGACGCACCGCCCCCGCCGCTCACATTTACCACGGCCTCGGACAGAGAAGAAACATCATACGTTCCGTTTTCGGTGATGGTCTGCGAACCTTCCACCCAAGGGAACGTTGCTGTCCCACCGCCCTGTTTTGGGAGGGTAACACCGCTCACCGCAGAGTAGGCCGCACCCAAAAGCGAAATGTTAGGGTTTGCCATAAGCTACCCCTCCGATCAACTGATACTGAGGATCTTTGTGGTTCCGTCTTGGCTAATAGTGGGCATGGCAAGGGAGCCGTTCACGCCCAGGATGCTCTTGCCACTCAAAATCGAACCGCTCACGCAATCCGCAATGGCAGCGGAGGCAATAGAAACCGTGCCACCCGTGGTATACCCAGCCGGAATAGTCACCGTACCAGCCTTGGTGCTGATCGTCCCGCCGGTCGCACCGTTATTCGCCATACTCCCGGTGTCCATGCCGGATGCGCCAGCAAAAGACTTGCCGGACAGGACATTTTCCGCCACAGCATCGGCGTCACCTGTGTAATAGAATTTCGCCGTGCCACCGCCGTTCTTGGGAATATCAACCTCCGGGCATGAGGCATACTGCACCCCATTGATAACAACAGTAGGATTAGCCATGTTTTATCTCCTTTACGATACTGTCAATGTGGAGCCGTTCCATGTTATGAGTCCGTAGTTGCTTGGTATCGCTCCAACCGTGATGTTTTGTTTCGCCGTCTTGCCGATGATGGGAATAACCTGTTCCTGTGAGGAGGGGGTAATAGAATAACCCCCCTCATAGTAATCCGTCACGGGAACCTCAATAAAATTCCCAAACTCGGCTTTTAGATTTTCTCCCCCGGAGAATGTAGCAGTAAACGCCGGGGGAGAGGAGAACGTAACCTTAAAGCTCACGGTGCAATCACACCGTCCTTAATGATGCGCTCAAATGTGGTGGAAATGATGTTGGATGCGTCAGCGGAGCCGTCCGGGAACACATAGCGGATCTGAATGAGGACGGAACCGGGCGCAAACTTCAACGTATCTTCCTGCGACAGCTCCAGCGTGATGGTGTAATCACTCTGTCCGGCATCAAAGGTAATGTCACCGTTGGACTTCTCCAACACTATCCTACCGGCCTGTTCGTAGGAGATATAAACCTTTGCGTTCGACAGGTCGATGTCGAGCGTGAATGTGTTGGTCGGCGTAGAACCCCTACGCATAATCAATCACCCCTTGTAGTACTGAGCGGTAGAGATCCCAAGCAGCGCACCCAGGAGAGTGCAGATGATGTTGGCGGACTTGCTCACCTGTTCCGCATAAGGCCAGCCCCACACGCCAGCGGCGGCAACATAAGCCGTGGCGAGAGCGGGAATGCAGATAAGCACGATCCATTTGAGGATGTCATAGACCTTATCATTCATGGGTTTCATTATTCCTCTACCTCCTGTCCGTGCTTATAGCATTGGCTCAACACCGTAAACCCTTCTTCGGTGAACACGATGCACGAATGGGTTTCGACTTGCGAAACGGCGGCGGCGGCGAGAACCCTGTGAAATTCGGCCTCTGCCTCATTCCGGGTGCTCCGCTTTGTCATGATGTGTGCGTTGTTCTGAATTTCACAGATAAAATAGGTCATGTTTCAATCCCCCTGTTTTCTTACGTTTTGTCCCTCGATGAGTTCTTCGCCCCGTGCGATGTTAACGAGGGCAATATATGTGTGCCAGTTTTCGTAAAGGCCGTCGCCCTTTTTGTAATTGTTTGATGCATACACTTTGTCTTTCATCACGCTGTCCTCTCCCAACAATAGTAAACTTTGTACGGAGGCATATTGTTATGCGCTCCGCCGCCGCCCGTGCTACCCGTGTTTCTCGACAGGTTTGTAGCACTACCACCAGTAGCGACAATCCCGCTCGTGCCAACCTGTCCGCCAACGACTCTGTCATAAGTGTGGTAATGTGACGGAATCTCGCTGGTCGTCAGCGTATGAGTTGCCGCACCGCCAGTAGACCCTGCTGTATATGTATTACCAGCCGCAAGGATGAACCTGTCTTTAATTTGCGTCCACGTTCCAACTCCGAAAAGCGTTCCGGGGTCGGTTGCTTGCGAAGACCAGTACAGAGAACCGACAGGATACACAAGGTCAACAATTGCGGACATCGTTGGAATCGCACTATCCACGGTTGTGTTGTCAAGCGAGGACATTTTGATGTTGGTAGCGTAAATCGTGATATTCGTTGTCCCAGCGTCAACGCCCTTGTTGTTTACCGTGTTAACGTTGCCGGTGGAAGGGTTAGCCGCCACCCACGCCTGTGCGGAGGAATCGTAGGTCAGCACTTGACCGTTTGACTTTGTAGACGGGTCTTCAATAGCCCCCACATCGGCAGCGTCAACAGACATGGTAACGTTGCCCGTTCCATCGTCTGTGTATACTGTCCCATTGAGCGTAATTTGATTTACCGTTCCGCTACCAGCACCGTTTTGCCCAATGTATCCGATGATCTCTGTTACCGTATCTTGCACAGTCTGAGCATCGTGGAGCGTATATTCCGTCTTTCGCCAAATGTAATTTCCTGCGGAGTAGGAAATGCTGGTCGGAGAGTTGTACCAAGTGACCGGCTCGGTGGCAGCGGCAGTAGATGTTCCGTAAAACACAACCGGCACAACGTAGTCACCAGTTTCCCCGGTGTCACCCTTCGGCAGAACAAACGTAAAATCAAGGATTGGGTCATGGACTGTGCCGGAGTTAACAATGGACGCACTCGCAGTTGCGCCGGAAACCGCAGATACGGAACCAACCGTAACGGACGGGTCATCCGCTTTGACTGTAATGCTATACGCAGTTGTCGTAACACCAGTAGTGTCCGTAATCGAAAACTTTGTCCATCCATACGGCTCCGAATCCGTGGGGGCAACGGGGGTCAATGACCAGGACGAAACATAAATTGGGTCTGTTCCGCTTGTAGAAATACCGTACTCGATGTCGATGCTTGCGATACCATTGCCGTTTGTAATTGTAACGGAGTAGGTGGAGGCGTCAGCCATCGTAATGACCATCGTGCCGTCAAGTGACGGAGGCACAGGCGGAGTGTAGGTTATATCGCTGATCCCACCGTGACCGCTAAGATGCGCCAAAAGGTCTGTTACAAGGGTCTGCCCGGTAAGACTCTTCGCCGCACCGCTCTGCTCCAAGACAAAAAGGTCATTAAGCTGGACAGATGTTGCTTGCGTAAGGTCTTGGATTCGTTTGTCAGCCATTGGTTTCCTCCTCTGTCTGAGGGTTGTTCAACTGTTCAAGTGCGTTCTCTACTGCGGAAATGCACCCAAGCATGACTTCCATGTTGTCTTTGCCTCGCACTTCGATAACATTAAGAGAGCGCAAAAGCGTTTCAAAAAATTCTTTCATGTTAGCTCCACATAACCACTTGCCAGTAACCGCCGCTCCCGTTTGGAATTGATCCGATTGATAGTCTTCTACCACCGAAGTTAATACTTGAGGCCCTAATGGAATTGCAAGTAAATGACCCCACGGTAAAGTAGGATGGGTAACTTGTAGTTCCATTTTGGGTTGCCCTGTTGTAGTTGTAACCATACCCGGAGCCAGTACTCCATGTGCTACTATTGTTGTATGCACTCTGCGCTCCGCTTCTCAATGCCGCCGCCGTGATGTTTGTGCCACCGATATTCAGCGTTCCCGTGAGGGTCATGTTCTTGGCACTAACAGATCCGCCGGATGTAACCTTAAAATTCCCGCCGCCAACAGCAATTCCGTTCGTCCCTACATACACACCGCTGGATGTGGAGTTGATGGATGTCATGCCGTTGTATATGGATGACGCCCCAATGTTGAATCCACCAATAGTCCCGGACAGGGCGATTATCTTTCCTTGTATTTCAACCCCGGAAGATGTGCATTTGAATACCTCTTTGTTCCCAGCATAAAGACTGAATTTGTCAGAGAGCAAAGACCATCCAAACGAGGAATTATTCCCCCCTGTAGTCGAAACTTTTGCCGCAATCTCACTCTGTGTCAGACTAATTTGAGCCTGTGCGTCTTCAATCTGTCGGCGGAAGATACGGTCTTGCTTTGGCTCAAACGGGTACTCATGGTCTACTTCCTCATCCTGCGGGGCTTCAATGTCTGCCGACATCAGAGAGTTGAAGTTGCGGGTCATCTTGTAGATGCCGGAGTAAAACCCGTTAAGCGTTACGCCGTCACCGATCTCAGCAGCCGGGTTAAGCAAAGCACTTGTCGCAGTATAGGGTTGATACTGGAATCCCGTGCTTGTTAGTGAACTATAGATATCCTCTGCCTGTTGGCGGGAACCCCACGGGTTCGTGATGGACAGCACCCGTCCGCTTCGATCACCGACAAAGATGCTTTCATCCTCGTTGACGATGATCTCCACGCCGGAATACGGTTGGAACTGAGGGGATATATCCATGTTTTGCGCCTGTTTGCCGACAGGAACATTAACGAATGTGTTAGACAAGGATACGATCACCTCCAAAAGTTATCGCATCACCCACAGCGTCAACAAGATAGTTTGTTTCCGGGGGTATGCCGTTAGCGGCGATCAGAAGCAGTTCCCCGTCATAGGACATGACAAAGTTTCCGGCGTACATGGCTGCGATGTTTCCCAACGCCTCACGCATCGTCATACCGGCTGGCAAGCCAATCTGATACGCATTGGTCATCAAGTCGGTTGTCCTACTGTCTACTCCCACACCCATCGTTGTGGCAATCTCATTAACAACATTGATGTCGGTGTAGGGCCAGGAGTGAGAAGTTGACGGATAACCTGCCTCGCTTTTCAGCATAGAGTCAAACCCGTGTAGCGTGAGGATGTTTAGGTTGTCATCATTCTTCGTTATTTCACGGGTATCTATGTAGTACTTTCCCTGTGGAATCCACTCAGACTGCTGCACACCGGCGCACACTCTCACATACGGATCAATAGATGCCATGCGGGGAATGCTGACGGACGGGGCAAGCATGGACAGGTTTATCTCACCGGCGAGGCAACCGCCAACGCTGGGCTGTTGTTCAGCGAACATCCGCAAGTCCACAGACAAGCTCATTAACTGATCCTGCCCGTATGTAACTCCGTTGATGTCCACCTTGGTTTCAAACCAATGCCCGTCAGTCGCAATCAGCGTTGCCCAAAGAGCAGATACGGTATACATCCGCTCACCTCTCTACCAGGGGGAAAGTGATGCCGTCCCACCATTCCGTTCCGTCCGG